CGATTCTTCAGGCCTTTGGTAAATTATCAAACAAAGGAAACAGCTCAGTGTTTCCAACTGCCACAGACGGTACCGTTACGATCGCGGCCGATACGCCATTATCAAGAGACATGTACTATGACGTACTAACTATCAACTCGGGCGCGACACTTTTCCCGAACGGATTCAGAGTCTTTGCTGCGACCTCGATTGTTAACAACGGATCAATTGATCGATCTGGAAACAACGCGTCAGGAACCGCCGCAACTCCTGCTTTAGCTGTTGGAACTTTGGCGGCCGGTACTGTGGGCGGAGCTGGCGGAACGGCTGCTGGATCTGCCGGTGGAGCAGCGTCTCCAACCCTTGGCGGAGCTGGAGGAGCGGGTGGACTTGGATCAGGTGGTGCCGGTGGTGCCGCGGGTGCTCAGACCGTAAACTCAGCTATCTTAGGCGGAGTCGAGATCCTTCAGGGTTATTCATACGCAAAAGAAACTAAGAACATTGCAGGTACGAGCATCGTTGGTGGCACCGGAGCGGGTGGCGGCGGTGGAGACGGTGTCGCTGGCGGAGCGGGTGGCGGTGGCGGCGGAGCACTTGTCGTAGTGACTAGAAGCTTAACCGGAACCGGAAGCATTAAAGCTATGGGCGGTAACGGCTTCACCCCAGTCACTGGCGGTAACAAGGGTGGCGGTGGCGGTGGCGGCGGCGGAATTATCTGTATCGCATCTGAAAACGATATTCTCGCAACATCCCTCACGCTATCTGTTTCCGGTGGCTCTGGAGCATCTGGAACTGGAACGGGAGTAAGCGGCGTTAACGGATCAGCTGGCCGCATCTACTTAGTACGGGTTTAATATGACAAAACGAGACATATACAATTACGACGGCGTTAAAGTCGGAGAGCTAGAGCTTCCGAACGAAACAACAGAAGAGCAGTGGGCTGAAAAGCTTGCTGCTTATGCCTCTCCGCCGATAGTTAATTTCGCAGACGTTACGCCCAGACAAATCAGACAAGCTTTGGTTTTAAGTGGCGTTAGCTTATCTCAAATAGATGAGGCTCTTGCGGGACTGCCAGAGCCCATGAAAACCCTTGCGACAATTGAGTGGCAATACTCTGTCGCATTTATTAGAGCAAACCCACTTGTCGCGCAAGTTGGTCAATCTTTGGGCTGGACATCAGCACAAGTAGATGCGCTATGGACTTTGGCTAAGAACTTATGATCACAGCGTTTGTCTCAAAGAATCACTTGCCGCTCTCATGGCTCATCCGAAAAATGAGCGGAGAGCCTGCAAGTCACTTTGGCATATGCTTTGACGACAGACTCGTGTTTCATTCTACGTTCTCAGGCGCACATCCAAGTTTCAAGAAAACATTCCTTAAGAAGAACTCTATTGTTTGGGAGATAAAAATTCCAGCAACTTACGAACAAGAAGAAGAGATCTTTCAAAAGTGTTTAGAGTTTGATGGCGCAAGATATGATTTCATGGCGCTCATTTATGACGGTCTTTCTATGTTAAACAAGATTCTTTTTCACGTAAGAGAGCCTAAAAAGAACGAGTGGAATCAAAAGAACGAGTACCTATGCTGTGAGGTGGCTGAAACTTTAAGTCCAGTCCTACCTATAGAATGGGACGTTTCTGCCGATACTCCATGGGGAGTGATCAACAAGATCAATCTTGCGGTGAAATCAAATCCCGATACAATAAACTAGAGGACATCAAATGCCATTGACTGCCCCTGAGAAGCCTATCAATAAAGAGACGTTCGAAGCCCTCATGTGCTTCCCGTTTGTCACGCTTGAAGGGATAGCCGACTTCTTTAAATGTAATAAGCAAACCATACAGCGGTGGGTCAAGCGCCAATATAATTGCACTTTTGATACTTTAAAGGCCAAAAAATGGGAAGGCATGAAGACCAAGCTTTTAGGTAAGCAGCTCGACATGGCGCTTAAGGGTAACATCCAAATGCTTGTACATCTTGGTAAGAACTATTTAGATCAAACCGAGAAGATAGAGCAAAAAATAGATGTTAAGGTGACTGAGTTCAAAATAGGTTGGGCAGATGAGACTGATACTCCCAAGAAGAACTGAGCCTCAAAAAAGAATCCAAAACTCTACAGCTCGGTTTAAGATTGCCAATTTCGGACGGCAGTCTGGGAAGACGACTAATGGAACATGGACGATGTTTAAAAAGCCCCTCGAAGGTGAGCCCAATAGAGTTTACTGGCACATCCTACAAACCCACTCGGTCGCGGAGATCGCGTTTAATAGATATGTACAACTCTTCCCTCGAGAGTCATGGACCCATCTATTTGCCAAGCGGCCAAATGAATCAGAGCGCACAGTCTGGCTCTCGGGTCATAGGCAAGTAAGCTTTAAGTCCGGCGAGAACTTTGAGGATCTAAGGGCTGAGACTTTATCAGGACTTATCATAGATGAGTGCCGGCAGCAGGATCCGAAGCTCTGGACCATGGTGACTCGACCGATGCTTGCAAAATATAAAGGCTGGGCTGATTTCTATTCAACTCCTAATGGCTATGATTGGTTCTATGACTTATACCAATCGGCAAAAACTAATCCAGAAGAATGGGAATGTTTTACCTCGCCATCGACTGAAGCTTGGTGGTGGACGCCAGAAGAGATCGAGTCTGCAAGAAGATCAATGTCTGAGGCCCAGTTCGCGCAAGAGATCATGGCCGAGTTCAGGGATCTTGCTCAAGGCAAGGCTTACATAAACTTCGGTGATCACAACAAGCGCATAGGCTCTCCACTTGCTCAAGCCGGATCAGAGCTCAATAGATATCTACCAATTCACGTGGGCCTTGATTTCAACTTAACCCCGATGGCCTGGACCCTAAGTCAGAAGCGCGGCAACCATATGCATTTTCATGACGAGATATTCCTCGAGGGATCTCACACGCCAGAGGCCGCGGAAGTCTTAGCTCAAAAAGTAAAGGGCCACGCCATGGGCGTTGTTCTTTGTGGTGATGCTACTTCGAAGGCCGGACAAAGAGCCGCAGCAGGCGCGAGTGACTATGACATCCTGTGCAGCGTGTTAGATGGTCATGGTATCAAGTGGACTAACCTTACGCCGGCTTCAAACCCTATGGTCAAAGATAGAGTCAACACCGTGAACGCGAGATTAAAGTCTGCGAGTGGCGAAGCCTTTGTAACGATAGATCCAGTTACTTGCCCGCGGCTTGTAAGGGATTTCGAGCGTGTGGTTTGGAAGCAAGGCGCATCGTCTTTGATCTTAGATCAAAAGACCGACCCCTTACTCACGCATGCCTCTGATGGAGCTGGATACTTGATCTGTCAGACATTGCCGATTGATTCTACAAGTCAACCCGTTGGCGGTTTGTCAGTTATCTTGCGTTGACTCAAGGTCTAGAGCCCTTACAATTAAACCCAATGCCGGGGCTCAACCAGTCAAGTGTATATAGAAGTTTTGTCAAAGATCGAGATGCGGCTCTCGAAAAGGTCCTGCATAACAGCATGATCAAGATAGACAATGTTTTAAGGCGCTTATTCCAGGACTGGTTGAGTATCTGCATGCACTCACGCCGTCAGTGTAAGCCCAACACCAACAACGCATACTTTGACTTAGTAGTATTAAAGCAGGCCGAGAATAGAATGGACTCATTCATTCACGCAGCCCAAATCCAGATACATGAGATCATCAAAGACCTAAGGGTAAAGTCCTACGTGCTAGCGCTTACGAGTGAGGCTGAGGCTATAGGTAAGGCTTTAGGTAGACCCACGAAGTATAATCACTTGACGGCCGATGGCTTAAAAAGAGTTGAGAACATGCCTGCCCCAAAAGGTGGCAGCTTCGAGCGAGAGATCTTACATAACCTGTTCAAGATCAGAGACAAGCTTAAGTCTCAACTTCACTGGCTTATCATGAATCCCGATGTGACTGATCACGAGGGCTTGCAATACTTCTTAAAGAAGCTTCCTAGAACAAAACCTATGGGTTCTATGAAGAAGTCCTTAAAGCCTATCAAGAAGTTCGCTGAGGCCGACGAGCCTAAGAAGCGCTTCGATGATTTCTCTAGCGGATACATCGACGACGCTACTTGGGATGAGATCCTAGATGACTACCACAACGAGATGATCCACGTGGACAGAAGTCCAGGGGCAATCGCTGCCGGTGCTGCCGAAGGCGATCCTTATTATGCATGGGAATTGGAGAGAGATGTCGTTAACGATTTCGTACAACAGGTCAGATCTGGACAAGTGGATGCGGCTAATATTAATGGCATCACTGACTTTGTCGTTATTAGTGTGATCGACGATAAGACTTGTGAAGGATGTTGCGACGATTATGGTTGCGTTGACTTCGACGGTCTCTTAACATCTGAAGTAGAAAAGATGACTAAAGGTAAGTACTCAGCACCACCCTACCATTTTAATTGTAGGTGTGCTTTAGCGCCTGCCACTGACGACATCCCGGACAAACCGGAAAGCAATGAAAAGGATTTCAACGCTTGGCTGAATACTCCATAAAAGGTCCTGACGCCTTTCATATAGATGACGGTAATCCACACGCTAAAGTAGAGCGTAGTTACGTCCTTCAAAAACAAATCGTAGACATCGAAAAGAACTATCAGGTCGATGACCAATTCAGAGAAGCTCAGTCCGTAGATGAAGTTCACACGATCGCTGAGCTCATCAAGTATGCCGAAGAAGGCAAGATCGAGATCGATGCAAGAGTCATTGGTCTAGATAAAGACGGCAACGCAGGCGTTGCGCACCTAGACACTAAAGAGTTTGTAGAAGCTCACCGAAATCCAAAAGCAGGCACATTAAAACTACGCGAGTCAGTCGACACGTTTAATTCTGATGGGCCCTATGCAAACCTAGGGAAGGTCGGCAATGACTTCACTCCTCTTTTGGGCGGCCCTTTTTATAAGCAACTTTATTATTATGATTACATGCGTATGCATAGTGCTGCATTTTATGCATATAATCATGATCCCTTGGCCAGGGCTATTGTATCTATTACTCGCGACTTTACTCTGGGTCGCGGTTGGCGTGCTGATAGTTCAAACAAAGCTGCACTAGCTTTATGGGAAGCCTTCGCTGACGCGAATGATCTCTATAATAAAGTAGATCATATAGCCGTTGAGCTAGCCGTTTATGGCGAGACCATGATTTGGTGGCTGCCGGATAACGAAACTAAGATCACTTATAATCTAGGTAAGGGACAAACTGTGCCTAGAGGTTTGATCCCACGCATACGACTTATAGATCCATCATGCATTTGGGACATAATCACCTATCCAGAAGATATTACCAGAGTGCTTGCCTACCAATGGGTAGCTCCGACTCAGTACCAGATCTATACTAAAGACAACAAGACCGGCACAAGCGTGCCTTCTTCTAAGTTTATCTATCAGCAGATTCCTTCAGATCAAGTCATGCACTTTAAAGTGAACTCTGTTTCAAATGAGAAGCGCGGACGATCTGATTTGTTTCCGATCTTAGGATACTTAAAGCGCTTAAGAGATTCTGTTAACTACGGGATCATTGCCCTACAAAAGAACATGGCCTGGTCAATAGACACGACCGTTGAAGGATCTCAATCTGATTTGAATGCATACGTTATGTCGCAGCAGGAGATTGGAACTATTCCGCCAGCTGGTTCAGAGTTTGTGCATTCTAAAAAAGTAGAGCGAAAGTATTTAAGCAACGAGGGTGGTCGTGGACAAGGTGTACAAATTTTTGAGTGGTGTATGTCCTGCATTGCTGCGGGTAGCGGCATTCCTGTTAACTACTTTGGCTCTCACCTTGGCGGTGGTGGTACTCGAGCAAGCGCTCTTGTGGCTACAGAGCCGGTAACGAAGAAGTTTGAAAAGCGGCAGCTCGTGTATCAACAGATGCTCGATAAGATGGCTAAGCGATTATTTAAAATGTACGGCATCGAAGCTGACATTGAATTTACTTTCCCAGAATTAGTGTCTCAAGACAGATCAGCAAAGCTTAAGGACATGGCTTTGGCAGAACTCCAAGGATGGATCTCACGTGAGAAGCTGGCACCGATTGCGGCTAAAGAACTTGGGATTGATGACTATGATCCCGATGTAGACATGGGCATATCAGAGCAAGCTCCACTCGGTGGTGCAAGTCCACTATCAACTCCGCCAGCATTAGACGCCGGCGACAACCCTAAGCCGTCCGCGGTAACAGGCGAAGAGAGAGCTGCGATTGCAAAACAAGAATCTTGATCTAACCCTAGACGACCTTCAAGAGGATCCGAAGAAGTTCGGACTCCCGACCTTTGAAGAGTTTTGCGCAAACCCAGACAGATGGCGCAAGCGCAATGAAGATGCATTTAACTTAATAGACGCCGGCTCTCAGGCCATGAAGAATCAAATTGAAAAGCACGTTTACTACGTGGCAGGATATAAGTGCGGGTCATTAGAAATCGCTCAAAAGGTCTTGATGGATGAATATGGAATTTCAGCCGCCAAGGATTTTTCCGATATAGGTGTAACCATTGAACTAGAGGACTCGCGCATGGGTAAGTATATTGCTCATGTGAAGATAGATCCTAAAAAACAGACAAAGGCCTTCAAGGATGAAGAACTTCGTAATAAGATCCTCAACCCGTACTAGGGAAGCTAACGCTCCTGAGTTGGGAATAGTCACCAAGCCTGCCGTTTTAGTAGGCGGTCCGATTGGCGTAGTCCAACATAATCTTACAAAGCACTTCTCTATTAAGAAGGGTATCAATGGAAAAAAAGCCAAAGAAGCTGAAGACGATTCCGCAAAAGCAGTCAAACCAGGACACGATAATGAACGACCTTCCGAGCCTAAAGGCAAAGTACAAGATGAAGGAAGTCAGAGTCCCGGCACAGACTCAGGGGAAGATGAAGCTCAGAAAATCCTCTTAGAGAATCCTACGATCTCAGGCGCTACACTCATCAACATGATCAAGGCTAAGGGCCTAAAGATCGTGCCTAAAGAAGCAGACAGCGCGTCTAGTTTTAGTCCAGCCGTCAGGGCTGGGGTCAAAAAAGAATCGTCACTTAAGATTCAATCCGTCAGGTTCCTTGAGGGCTCAAACGCTAAGGACTCCGGCGTTGGCTATACTCGCATGAGAGTTGTGCTCATCGAAGAAGGCATGGGTAATTCAAACTCAGCCTTCTATTATAATAAGGACGCAATCAATTCGTGCGTTGCTTTGTTTGAAGGAAAAAAGATTTATGCTGATCACCCTACCCGTACCGAGGACGAAACTCGTCCTGAGCGCTCTGTTCGGGATGTACTCGGACACTACGAGAACGTGGCAGTTACCGAAAGTGACAGTGGTCAGTCGCAACTCGAGGCCGATGTGGTTATTATGCCAGATCAACCTTTCGCTTGGGCGCGTGCACTTCTGCGTACAGCTGTCGAGTTTTCGAAGAAATACCCGGACAAAGAATTCGTAGGACTTTCCATTAACGCTTCCGGCGATGCCGAAGAGCAGCCGATTCAATCAGTCCTCGAGTCCGCTCCCGAGGGAGCAAAGCTTAAGATCCAAGAAGCCATTCAGGCCGGGATCGAATCACTAAGAGTTGTAAGTAAGATAGATGACGCTGTTTCTTGTGACCTTGTAACAGAGGCCGGGGCCGGTGGAAAAGTTTTAAACCTAATAGAACAGGAGAAAAGCATGAGCAAAAAAGTAAAGGCTAAGGAGTCTGACGACTCTAAGGACCTCAAGAAAAAAGCGCCCGCAGCGGCAGATAGCAAAGATGCTGTTAACGCTGATGCAGAAGAAGCTGAGGGCAATGATGCTGCTCAACCTTCTGATGGCGAACACGCAGATGAGAAACAAGACATTGAGCTCATTAAAAAGATGATCGCTAAATACATGGGCGATGGCGATGGCCAAGTAAAAGAGTCTGAAGCTCAAGAAGCTCAAGGCATTGCACATGAGTGTATGAAGCAAGCTCTTGAAATGGGCATGAGCAAAGAAGAAGCTTTGAAGTGTGCTGAGGCTGGAATGCGCGCTGCTAAGAAATTAGCTGCTGCGAATGAATCAGTTGAAGCCGAGTCAGAGTCTAAAGAAGAAGCAGAAGCTGTTGAGGCTGAAGCAGAAGCTAAGGAATCTAAAGAAGCATTAGAGAAAAAAGAATCTAATGTTATCAAGATGACTGCTCGCATTGCTCTCTTAGAGTCTGAGAACTTAAAGCTTAAAACTGAGAAACATTTAGAAACACTTTGTGTTGAGTCAGGTCTTCCCATGGCTGCAACTAAAGCGTTCCGCACAATGGAATCAGTTAAGTCTGCAAAGACTGTAGCTGAGCTCGATAAGATCATGAAAGTATTTAAAGAAGGCTTTGGACATAGCTCAAGCGGTAAGGCTGACAGCATGTACAGCTTTGTAACAACAACAGAAAAAACAACCAATCAGAACAGCTCAAGCGGTAAGGCTTTAGACTTTTCAGATTGCAAAAATTAAAAGGAGTATCTCATGGCAAATAATATTACACGAGAGATCTCACCTGCTTCTATATTTGAAGACGCAAAGCCTGTAATCAGCTCTGCGACTACATTTAATCAGGGTGATCTTCTCATCTTGGACACGTCGACTCATTTGATTCGGCTTCCAGTAAGTGACGCTGAGTGCGCTACCTTCGTAGGTATTGCACGCGTTGCGATCGTTAACGGAAAGAAAGCTTCTCCATATCAAGGAACAGCGGTTGACGCGGCATCGGCCATCGTCACTATCCCTGGTCCTGTATACGGAGTAATTGCAAAACTCACTCTTAAAACAGGTGATGCTTTCAATCCCGGAGATCTGGTTTATTACGGCGGTGCCGCACAAACTATTTCTTCAACAGGAACTAAAGCTATCGGTATTTACCAAGGTTTGGCAGTAGCCAGCGCGGTAGCCGGTCAAATCGGTGAAGCTCTCGTGGGACATCGTTTCCCCGGTGATGCTTTAGAAACAGCATAAGGAGAATAAATATGAGTGAAAATAAAAAAAGTCTTCCTTGGGCGTTGAACCTTAAGGAACACAACACGAAAGTGTTTAAAAAAGTGTTGCTTGAGTCTGAAGAGATCAAGCGCGATCGTAGAAGCTATACTAAGTTAATGGGTTTTGATCCGTTGACTACTGAAGGACAAGCTAAGTTTCCAGTAATGGAATCTGGTTTTTCTTGGGGCAAAGTACAGAACAAATTGCAAGAGGCAGATTCTGCATCTAGCTTTACACAGTTCTTACGCGCCGGTATCCAGAGCATTACTAATGCTATGTACGAAGCAGTTGATGTTGCTTACGAAGATTTCGTAACTGTAGTTCAGTCTGATAAAGACACAGAGCTTTATGCTCCGAACCATGGTGTAGCGTTTCCTCGTCAAGTAGCTGAGCAACAAAAGTATCCTGAAGTTGGCGCTGCCGCTTTAGATATCAAGTTGCGCAACTACAAGTACGGTTCTATCTACGCAGTAACTAAAGAGTTACTCGATGATGACCAAACTGGTTCATTCCAGCGTCAAGCTGCGATGATGGGCGAGTACATGAAGCTTCTTACTGAAGTTTTAGTATTCGGTAAACTGTCAGGCGTTCAATCTCAATACTTGGACTATATTGTTCCAACTTCTGAGACTAAGCCTGCCTCTGAAGCTAACTACCCATGGACTAGCTCTGCTGCTCCTATGGTTGGCGGTGGCTATAATAAGCCAGTAGCTTACGGTGCTTTAACTCAAGGTAACGTTCAAAACGGTATCATTGGTTTAATGCAACAGAAGAACCTTCAAGGTATCAAAATGCAAGTTAAGCCTAATCGCTTGTTGATTGGCCCAACACTTTCATTTGATAGCTCTGTTCTTATGAACTCTGCTTACTATCCATCAGGAGCTGCTGCTGCAGGTGCCGTGGGTGGCGCATTCGCAATCAATCCGATCAAGGGTCTCTTGGACGTAACAGTGTCACGCTTCATGGCTGACAACTTGGGTAAGTTCAATGGCGATTCTAAAGCTTGGTACTTGGTTGACGGATCTAAGCCTTGGTTCGTACTTCAGCTTCGTGAGGCTGTTACCGTGGAGCAAGAAAATCCTGCTTCAGGTGAGTCTTTTGAAATGGACGTTTACCGCTTCAAAACTCGCGGTCGTATGAATGCAGATTTCATCGACCCACGTTTTGCATGGCAAGGTAACGACGGATCAGTCTAGTATAAGCCTTGTCGGGTGGGCCCATTATCAGTGGAGTTTCTAAACGGTTCTCCACTGATCCCGCCCGACATTTATTTAACTTTGGAAGGAATGCCCCAACCATGAAATCAAAAGTAATCAAAGCAAAGAACGAATTGCAGGCCGAGATGGCCGAGAAGCAAGTCATGATTAGCGTCGTGAACAAAGCTCAAACAAAAGGCACAACAGTGATCGAGCGTGTCGCTGCCAGTGATTTTTATCAACGCTACTACTATTTCGATGTGCTAAAAAAAGCTTTTCCATTTGCTAAAGACATGCATTACGTGGAAAGATTTTATCCCCACTCGCCTCACGGGTTACTCGCCATCGATGAATCTAATTATTTATCAGATATTGAAACCATGAAGCTTAAAAAGAAGCATCTTGCTGAGGCTGGCATTAAGTACATTTTACTTAACCCTAGCATGACGGAAGAAGAAGCTTTGGAGCAATTAGCATGACGTGGCTAGCCCCCATTCAAGATGTAAGAGATCAACTGTCGGATAACGATAAGTCTAAGCTTCGTTATCGCAAGAAGATCATTGGTCAAGTTGATGGGACTAACACTGTATTTAAGACTCTAGAGTTTCGTCGTATCACAGATTTCACAACAGCCGTTGCTCCCATGGGAGTTTACGTAGCAAACACTTTACAAGTTGTGACCTCTGACTTTCCAGAGATCGGTGAGTTTACTTTAAGCGTTGCTCCTACAGACGGACAAGACGTGTCGGCAACATACTACACGCAGTGGTTCTTAGACGCTGAGATCATAGACTTCTTGTCTAAGGCCTCTACATGGCTTGGCTTTGATGAGAACTACGACAACACGCCACCGGGACTACAGCCGGCCGCAAAGTTTTATGCATGCAAACAAGCGTGCGAGAACTTGGCTTTACGCTGGGCTGACTACTTAACAGAGACTTATCAGTTTAGTGATGCCCCGAGAAGTGATGAGAAGAATCCTGTCGAGAGTTATCAAAAGCTTGCTGAGAGTTATATGAAGCAGGCGCAAGAAGCTCGTAAGGGATATTACACAAGACAAGATCAAGCGGAAGCTCCGTTGTTCGCAAACATTGGTGGGTGCGTAATTGACGTGCCTCCAAAGAGGTAGATGTGGCCGGGATGAAGAAGGTTCAGGATGGAATTGGAGATGCTATCAGCGGAATGCTTGATCGCTCCAAAAAGCAGATCGGTTATATGAACCGAGTGCTTTATCCATTATATCAACTTCGCCAAGTTAAGAGATGGCAAACAGAAGGACAATCTGAGGGGCACAAGTGGAAGCCATTAAATCCAAAGTATAAAGAATATAAACTTAAAAAGTTTGCTCAATACGATGGCGCTGGAGCTAAAATGATGGTTGCTACCAGTCGCCTATATAAAGATGTGGTTGGAAGTAGCGGCGGCAACGGCCATAGAAAAATCATTGAGGGAAACAAACTAATTGTTTCCTGGACGACTCCTTACGCAATTTACACCGAAGACATAAGGCCAGTAAACGAGTGGGACCCGGTACAAGATAAAAGAATGTATGCAAACCTTGTCCGCTGGTTAATGAAAAATGAATTCGGATCGGGTGGTACTTAATGGCAGCCCGAAACATAACTGAGAGTACAGTTTACATGATCAAAGACTACATCAAGGCAAACATTGCCGGTGCTTTGTCTGACGTTCGTGTAGAGCGCGGAGACGCCAAAGTGACAACAGAGCCGCCTAAAGATTACTTTGTTTATGAGAGGGCTCGTACATATCAAACGCCATCGGTTTTTATTATTGCAGACCGAGTTGATTTAATGAAACAGGCTGGGCCTAACTCGATCATGGCTAACGTTACCGTACGAGTAAGTGTTGTGATCGAGGATGTTAAGGAAGAGAACTTGTCGATCAAAGCTTGGCGCTATCAAGATGCTTTATATGAGGTGCTTGATCAGGCGCAGATGGTTTCAACAGACGGAAACATCAAGCTTATCGTAATAGTTCAGAGCATGCTTTTTAGTCCAGTGTTCACGCAGAACACAGACAAAAAGGCAACAGTGAATGCGTTTAGAAAAGAAGTTGTTCTAGAATGTGATGTAAGGCACTTCGAGCAACCGTAAAAATATTATTAATGGCTTTTTAAGAAAAGGAGTTCTTATATGGCAACAACGTACCCGAGTGTAGTAGTCGAAAACATGGAGTTAACACCATGTATCGTTAAGGTGAAAAAACCTGGAGCATCAACTTATTCAGACCTTGGAGGAACTTTAGGTAACATTAAAGTTAAGACCAAGTATAAGAAGTCTCCAATCAAAGCCGATCAGTTCGGTGATACCGATCTGGATGCGCGAGTGTCTGGTTGGGAATGTAACGTAGAGTTTGAGTTAACTCAGATTCAAGATAAAGAGCAGTTGAAGGTATTATTCCCTCACGCGACTCTTGTTACTGAGACGTTTCCTGGCGCAAGTATTTCTCTAGGAACTCCTGGAGTTGTTACTGCAACCGCACATCCATTTGCTATCAACGATGCAATTAAGTTCACAGCAGGAACTCTCCCAACTGGGTTGGTTCTTAATACGACTTATTACATTATAGCGACAGGCTTTGGAGTAAATAGTTTCTCCGTTGCTGCAACTAAAGGTGGATCTGGTTTGAATACAACTGGTGTAGCTGGAACTGGTATTACAATTACCGGCGTAAGCAGCGACCTTCAAGCCTTGGATTTCTTAACTAACGTAGGTGATGGCGATATCGTTAATGCCTGCTCTCTTTTGTTGCACCCACAAAGTAAGGATGTAACAGACTTAAGCACTGACTACTTGTTTTATAAAGCAGTGGCGACGGCTGAGTCTGAGATTACTTACGGACCAACAGAACAAGCTAAGATGAAATTAGTTTTCAAAATATATCCTGACACAACACAGACTCCTGCAGCGTTCTATCGCTACGGAAGCCCTGCGATTGTATAATATGTTTAAAAAACTGTTTCGTCCCGCAAGAGACAAGAGTTGGATGACGACGGGGCCCGAGGACTTAATCTCGGACCTCGACGCTTTAATTGAAAAGCCCGTAAGCTTTAGGCTTCATGGGCGCATTCATTCTATTCTGCCGATCACCACTGAGACCTTCATGGTTTATACAAACGCGTTTGCGAACCTATATGAATTAAATAAACAGGAGAAGATCTCTCCTAAGGAATTAATTCTAAGGTATCACGACATTATCTCTTCTGTTTGTAAGACCGTAAGCGTTGAAGACATTGAGAATATGACTCAGCCACAGATTGCGGCTTTGTATCAACTTATTGTCGACACGGTTCAGGGTAAGACTCAGGCACAAATAGGTGAGGCTGAAAAAAAAAAGCTAATGGGAACCCAGACGTTGCCGTTAGTCGAATTAAAGACTTAAGTCTCTCGGGGCCTAAAATGATCGCAGAGGTCTGCATGGGCTACGCTTGGAAACCTGATTACGTTTTGAATATGCCTGCGCGCATGTTCTTTGCAATGCGCAAGGCTATGCTTGAGTTAAAAGACTTAGAGCATAACAAATTCTATTACGAAATGTGTCGGGTATCCGTCTGCGCCTCTGCTCAAACAGATTATATTGAGGCCATGGAAAAGTATTATTACGAGAAGATTAATCCTGGCTCTAAGAGGTTCAATCCTAATTCATTTGATATAAACACTGATCGTGGAAGCCAAATGGCAAACGCTAAGCTTAGTTCTATGCTATCGAGGGGACTGTAAATGGCTGATAATAAAACCTCGTGGATAGTAGACTTAGACACAAAAGAGGCTACGGAAAAGCTTGGTCATCTTAAAGAACAGATCAAGGGCATTGGCGAAGAAGATAATCTTAAGGGTATGCTTGAGGGCTTACTTAAGATGGGCGGCTACATTGCGCTTGCTGCTGCGGCAGCTCTTGCTGCAAAGACTGCGTTTGAAATGGTCTTTGAGGGCGAGAATATTAAGGCTATCAATAATCAGTTTGAGACCATGGCTAAGAATGCAGGTCTCGCGGGCGATGCTATTAAAGAGCGACTCGTTAAGGCCGCGAACGGCTTAGCAGATGACACAGAAATACTTAAAGCCGCGAATGAATCAATCGGTAAGCTTGGGTCAAACGCATCGAAGCTGCCAGAGATCATGGAGCTTGCTCGTAAGTCTACGGCCGCCATGGGTGGTGACTTAGTCACAAGGTTTAATGAGCTCACAACTGCGATTGCAAACGGCAATCAGCGTGGACTTAAGAACGCTGGAATCTTAGTTGACGTAACTAAAGCTCAAGTTGAATACGCGAAGTCTGTTGGACAAACGGTCGGCACTCTAAGCGAAGAACAAAAACAACAAGCCTTAATGAACGCAGCCCTGCAAAAAGGAGCTGAGAGCTTTAAGGGTGTTGATGAGAACATAAAGCAAAATCAAGTTACTTTAAAACAGATCATAGTTTTAATTGATCAGATCAAAGAAGCATTCTTAGTTGTGTTTGAGAGAACCGTTGGACCGACTCTCGCCAAGGGCCTTGGATACATAAAAGAATGGGCGACGGGGATAAAAGAAAAAGCAATTGTTGCAACTGGCGAGTGGTCTACAAACCTAGAGGGAACTGAGATAAAGCTTAGAAGCTTAAACGCAGCCCTTGCTGAGCAGCGGCAGGCCTTGAGAAACAATGAAATGGCTAAGGAAGTAAAAGATCCTGCCATGTACGAGTTTGAAAAGAATAAGGTCTTAGAGAGAATCAATGCTCTTAAAGAAGAGCTCAAGCTTGTAGACGAAAAGAAGCTTAAGTTTGAAGAGGCCAATAAGGCTGGCGATGATCAGAACGCTGAAGTTAAGGCTAAAAAAGACCAAGACGTTATAAACAAACAACAGACTGAATTCATGAAGTCTTTGCAAGAGGCTAAGTCTAAGAGCCTAGATCTTGCTCAGCAAACAGCTCTCTCTGAAGAAGAAGCCCAAAGGTTACATGACGAGAAGATGCTTCAAATAGAAGCAGACTATAACGCTCAAATGGCAGCCGTTAAAGCAAAGGCCTCTGTCGGCGAGCTCGGTGGTGGTCAAGCCGCTAAGATGAATGAAGAGCTTGAGGCGCAGAAACAGAGCAAGCTTAAAATAGAAGCACAAAAAGTAGAGGCTGAGAAGTCTGCTGCTCTTGATCGGTTTGCTGAAAAGAACAAAACGACAACGGCTGGGTTCTCTGCAGGCTGGGCGGTGGCCTCATCTAAGGCTGGAAAAGACTTTAAGAACTTTGCAACTCTTGGTGAGAAATCAAATGCAGCTTTAGGTGGCGCTTTAACTAAGGGCTTTGCGAATATGAGTAAGGGCTCGGCGGCTGCTGCTGAGGCCATGAAGAACTCAATGCTTAGTTCTATCGGGTCAGAAGCAACGGCTCGTGGAACATTTATGTTGTTATCAAGCTTGTGGCCACCAAATCCGATCGGGATCGCGGCCGGTGGTGGTTTGATTGCTCTCGGTAGTGCTCTGTCTGGAATGGGTGGCGGCGACAGCGGCGGGGCAAGTGTAAGCAGTAGTGGTGGCGGCGGTGGTGGTGGCGTTAGCGCCACTTCAACAGGACCATCGATGGGTGGATCGGACGCCACAAAACCAGCCGTGACTGAGCCTAAGAAATCAGTGAGCATAAATGTGCATGGAAGTTATTTCGAAACAGAACAAACTAAAACTAGGCTCATGGAAATGATCAGGGAGTCTTCAGACGCAACGGACTTTAGCTTTAAGCAGATTGGGCAGTAAATGGCTTTAAGAGAAAAAAGCTTATTCTTGTACGGGTTTGAAGTAACGAGCAACAATCGCTCGATTGACTTTAAGACCGCGTCTCTTGGGGCGGAGAAGCAGGCTACTCTTCGCTTAGGTTATTACTCTTTGACAGGCTTAATGACAGAGGTCGCAAGGGCCATGGTTGAGGCCGACCCGGCTAATTCATTTATAGTAACTGCGGATCGTACCTACGCTTTCGGTTTAGAAAACCGCGTAACGATTTCAACAGGAGCATCGTTCTTAAGCTTACTCTTTGGCTCAGGCTCAAGGGTTTCAAGCTCTGCAGCGTCGCTTATCGGGTTTAATGCAATCGACTACACGGCACTGACTTCATACAATGGAAGCTTTTCTGCAGGAACAGCCGTAGTGCCTGACTGGGTCGGATATAATTATCTGGGCCCTGATTTTATGCGCAAGAACTTTGGATCAGTGAATATTTCCGCCTCTGGAACAAAAGAGAGCATAACATTTTCTATCCAGAGATTCTTTCAAGTTGAATTCAAGTATGAGCCGCAGGCTAAGGTCGTTTCTCAGTGGGCAAATCTTATGACCTGGATGATTCAACAAAGAGCTATAGAGTTTACTCCAGAAATTGGAACGCCTTCTTTATTTTATGAATGCACTTTAGAGGTGACCGGAGATGACGGGAAGGGATTAGGCTATTCTTTTAAAGAGCTGCTCCCTCAGTTTCCATTTTATTACACGACGGGAATGCTTAAGTTTAGGCAGTTCGTACCGCCAGCGGGCTTTTTATGATGAGAGGTTTTAATGGGTGTATTTAACGGCCAACCAGTCGATCAGGCGATAACAAATCCGGCGTTCATTGACGCCAACGCAGATGATCAGGCTCAAGGTAAAATAGACTTCGTCAACACAGATCCCGTGTCGGGGCCTTCGGTATTTAATATTCAAAAAGAAATGAACGCGCTGAATTCATTTACAAATAGGCCTGCGGGTTCTGTTTATAATGTGTTGCCTGTTTGGACAAGTACGCAGGCAGGATCGACAACAGATAATTTACAAGAGCGGGCCGAAGCTTTAACCGTAAAATTTGATCCAGCAGTTGGACACACGCATGACGGTTCTGCCGGAAATGGTCCACAAATTTCAGCGCCATCTCTCACAAGTGTTCCACTTAAAGGATATGTTCTTCAGGGGGCAAATCTTTTAGGCGTCACCGGAACTACCGACGATGTGTCAGCGAATCTTACTGGACAAACGCCCTCAAATTCTTCAACGCAATTAGGGGTTGTCGTCAATTCTCCGTATAATACGGTCGTCTTAAGACAGGCCACGGGATCAAATCAGGGCGATCCTTTCACGAATGGGTCTGGCGATATTGTTTATGGCCGCTTAACGAATGCTGGGTCAGTCTGGACTTTAAGTTTTTATGTTAATATTTCTGGAACCGAGACGGCTTATAATTTTTCAAGCTCTTCAGATATAGCCTGGTACTACCAAGAATTGTTTAATCCAATGGTGAATCCTCCGGTCTATTCGGAGTTTGCCAATATTCCTTCAGATAATCCAACCCAAGACGTAGTCGTTGCGACCACGACAGTTAAAGGGAAAGTGCAGCTCGCAACCACGATTGCTGCCATTGCGGCCTCTGGCACAGCTGGAACTCCCAACGCGACGGTCGCCAATGCCGATCACACACACGAAGGGGTTCACGCCATTAAAATTGACGGAGACCCGACGACTACGCTTGGGGACGTCTCATTTCAGGCCGGATCAGGAATCACGCTCGCCTGGGTCGGTGGAAAGCTTCAGGTTAATTCAACTGGCGGAGCAGTAGCTTATCAGGAAGTTCCTACGGGAACCGTGAATGGTTCAAATACGACCTTTGGCCCTCTAACTTTTTCTCCAAGTGATGTTAATTCAGTCTTAGTCTTTGTCGACTACGTTGCGATTCCTGCGGCTGGGTATTCCATCTCAGGAAACTCTGTAGTTTTTAATGCCGGGTGGATTCCGCAAACTGGACAAAGTGTCTATGTTTTTTACGTTTACTCGGGCTCGCCTTCAGTCCCAGTTGTGTCCGGACAGTTTCGTGTCGAATATAGAACTGTCACATCGGGTGAAGAGATCGCAAAAAGCTTAAGCTTAGCTTTTACGCCTGCGACTCCGAGCTATGTTTTGTTGGACGCGATTGGTGGAGGCCCTCAGATTTTTGGGACTGACTTCACTGTTTCGGGCTCAACTTTATCATGGAGCGGGTTGGGGCTTGATGGCGTGGTCGTAGCTGGAGACGTTCTGCGTCTCTCGTACGTGACATAAATAAAAACTTTTCTCGAGGGGGAAAACGATGTCTCAAATAGTTAAGAAATTTATTGGTAATCGTCAGGTTGGTAATGCGCAGGCCAACATGGAGAATGCCCAGTACCTTAAAGGTAGAAATGCAGCTGGATCAGGCGACGTAAATATTGCGCGCGTTAATTCTTCAGACGTTCCTGAACTTGCAGGATCAATCGAACTTCCTACCATGGGAAGCACTGCCAATTCAGTTACAAACAAATCCTACGTTGACACTGCTGTCAGCGCAATTAATCCAGCTGATTTTAAGTCTTCTGTTCGCGTAGTTGCTCAAAGCAATTTAACTTTATCAGCTCCGCAAACTATTGACGGGGTTTCAGTTATTGCAGGAGATCGCGTTTTAGCAGTCGGCCAAACAACTGCTTCGCAAAACGGTATTTATGTTTGTGCTGCTGGCGCTTGGGCGCGTGCAACAGATGCGAACTCTTCAGCTCTTGTAACCTCCATGATGATGGTTGGAGTTGAAGAAGGAACTCTTGGAACAAATACTTTCTGGTTTTTGAGCACAATTAATCCAATCACTTTGGATACGACTTCTTTAGTTTTCTCAAAGCTTATTGCCCAAAGAAACAAAGAGACGTTTACTTTGTCTGGAACTGACATCACAAATCAGTATGTGAACTTAGCCAAATTAACTTTGAGCAATTCTATGGATCTTGTGGTTTCAGGAACCATGCAAGTTGAGGGCGTTGACTACACTCTTTCAACCGTATCCGGCGTGACTCGGTTGACGTTCGCAGGGGACTTGGCTTCTGGAGGAAATGCGGCCTTGGTTTCTGGCGATATTTTATATGTTAAATATGCGTATTAATTGATCGAGGCTCGGGGGAAGATGTATCATTTTTTAACGGGTTTTGTGGCATTACAACGCGTTTTTAAAGTCTCCCTCGAGCTTCACCTTGAAAGGTTTTTATGTCGAGAATAAGTGCAGAGTTTTTATTAAAATTTTGGACCCTGGAAACTCCCTCTGGAACCGTGAATGGTTCCAACACTGTTTTTACCTTAGCCTTTACGCCCGTCGAGAATGACGCGGTGACGGTATTTTTAAATGGTCTCTTTCAAAGACCCACGACTGATTATAGTATTTCAGGTACGACAATCACGTTTGTAACTGCGCCACCAGTGGCAAGCGATGTAAGAACATCCTACATTAGAAAAACAGGAGAATCATAATGACACTTGATCAAGCTCTCGCCCAAACAAATTTAGTAAACACTCAGGAAAGATGCGGAGTCTTTTTAAAAGAAAATAATACTATTTCTATTAAAAACTTAAGCGAGTCTGGAGACACAATCCAGCTTTTTATTGATGACGTACAAAAAACGACGTTCTCGATTTCAAATGAAATCATGACGATTAATCAAGATTGTTTTCCGTGTAATAAAATTAATATTATCGTCTGCGGCGATAGGAGCTAAAAATGGCAGGAAGACTTCAAAACGAAGATCATAAGTCGGCAGCCGAATTAGTGTCGGCAGGAGGAACGGCGGCACAGCTTATAAATGACACCAAAATTTATTCGAGCGTTTTAACCGAACAACTATCGGCGGCTTTAACCTCTGGTGATATTGCAAATAAATCAACCATTACAACAAAAGGGGATTTAGCCGTTTCAAACGGAACAACTCTTGTTCGCTTAGGGGTTGGGTCAAATACTCAAGTCTTAACGGCTGATTCAACAACTGCAACCGGACTTAAATGGGCCGCTGCTGGTGGCGGCTCTGGTGTTGCAAATGCTTTTATGCCTTTCAGAGCAAACGGTCCTTATATTGCGGGGACTTTTGAGGACGGACTATTTATAGCTTATGCTGCGATTACAATCGTAGACGTTATTGTTTACAACTTGACCGCTGGAACTGGTGGTACGACAGAGTTTGACGTACGAGTTGCAACACTTGGGGGATCGTTTACAAGTATTTTTTCAACGACTCCAAAAATTACATCAAGTGCCGCTGCGAACGTTTGGATTAGAAGTGGTCAAACTGTGACGGGCTGTACGGCTCCGATCTTTACATCTCAGCCTTTTTCAGTTTCAGCGAATCAGGGAATCAGAGTGGATCTTGTCACCGCCATGACAGGAAGCCCAAAAGACTGTGGCGTTATTTTAGTTTTACAATAATAAGGAGTTTTTAAATGGCTACATATTCACAGAGTTATAAAGTAAATGCGGCAATTAATTCAACGGCTACGCAGGCGGCAACAAATACAAATATTGCTGTCTATACAGCTCCGGCAAACGGGTTTGCAATTGTGAGCGTTCAAATTGCGACAACGCCAACAACGAGTTTTACTTCTTATTTTAATATTGGAACAACGACGACAAATGCAAGAACTGTTGCCTGGTCTCAAGGCGGCACGGCTGGATTTATAGGATGTTCTTCTCCTGGAATTAATACTTCTTCAGCCGCTGGCGGAGTTGCGATCACGACTGGAAATACAAATATTACAGGAAGCGGATACATGATTGGGCGAGATATTTACGTTGGTCCCGGACAAACTCTTTACGGAAATTCTGTAGGAGCCACTTCTCAAACGTTTGCGGCTGTTGGTGTAGAGTATCTTAACACTCCATAAAGGGTAAAATTGAGCAGCTTCATATTTGATAATTCATACCCGACCGCCTATGTGGATAGACGGTTTGAAGTTTCAAAGTCCCTTAATATGGTCATCCAAATTGAGGGGCTTGACTATTACATTTCCATAGTCCCGACCTACACGAAAATCAGATATGGCGACCCCGGATTGGTTTACGGAGCTCCGGGGCTTGTCTACGGTGGCTTGCGCTTAAACGATAATGTTGTGGCTGGCCTAAGCCTTGATTCGAGCTTAACGATTTCTCAGAAGCTTGAGCCAGAGCAGGGCCGCGGCGCTGTAAGCACGATGACTCTTGTGTTTGTAGACTTCAATCAAATGTTTACGAAGCTCATTAGTCCGGGGCAAGACTTAAACGATCTTTTGGGTAATAAACTTGTAAAGGTTTACTTAGGATATCAAACGCAAAGCTTCCCGGAAGATTATTATGTCGTGTTCAGGGGCTATGCTTCTTCGACAAGGGCTCAGAGTGGTAAAATCACGATTCAATTGTCTGACGCTAACTTAAAGCGCAGGGCTAATATATTCTCGAATCAGGCGTGTAAGACGACGGCTGCCATTACAGATTCTCAAACAAACATTCCGGTAGATAAAAACACCGACTTCTCGCAGCTAATCTTAGGGCCGAATGGAACATATGACACGAGCATTGAGACTTTAATCAGAATCAATGACGAGATCATGAATTATAATGCGGCCGGATTCTCGCCACCTAATTTATTTACAGTTACTCGCGGGACTCATGGGTCGGTAGCTGTTGCGGCCGACACGGACTCTGATGTAAATCAGTTGTTTATGCTTCAAGGAAACATCTTTGACATGGCTTTAAAGGTCATGCTCTCAGGCTGGAACGGCCCGTTTGTTACAGATCTGACGCCACTTGGAATTCAGAACGCACAAGACTACGGGATTGAATCAAACATTTTGCGCATGCCAGATAGCTACGACACGATCGAAGAGCTAAACGTGCGGCCTGGCGACTACATGTACGTGACCGGCTCGCCATCTGGAAACGATGGGACTTATATTCTAGAGTCTATCGAATCGTCCGACGGACAAAATAATAACATATTAAGGTTTACGACCCCATTCGTGGCGGCGGAGTATCCAATCACCACCACAAGGCTAGCTTTCAGAAGCCAATATGATACCTACCCCGCAGCTTGTGGTGTGAAGATGCGCCCGACTGAAATAGATATGCAGGCGTGGGAAGACCTAAGAGACACGTTCTTTAATACTACCTATTCACAGATGCGCTTTTTTATGAGCGAGAAACAGTCTGGAAAAGAGTTCATTGAAAAAGAACTTCTTCTTCCGGTTGGGGCTTACTCAATTACCCGCTTCGGAAGGCTCTCGGTCAAGATTACTTTGCCACCGATTGCGGGACAAAAGATCATCGTACTTGATAACACTAATATCATAGACCCAGCCGGGATTGTTGTAGAGCGAGCGCTTAACACGAGACGATACTTTAATGAGATCGATTATCAGTTTGATCTAGATCCGATCAGCGGAAAGTATTTAAACGTCGTAAACACTCTCGACACGGATTCTTTAAACACGATTGGCTTGTTATCAATCATGCCGATCAAGTCTCAGGGGCTTAGAACTTCTTACGCTGCCGCTACGTTGATAGATAAGCGCGGTTTAAACTTACTTACTAGGTATAAGAACGCAGCCTTTGAGGTTCAGAACGTAAAGGTAAATTGGGGAGCTGGATCTTTAATTGAAGCCGGGGATACGCCGATCTTAAAAGACAATGGTCTTTTACAAATTGCAAACCTAAATACTGGCGAGCGCAATCTTGGAACTGCTTTGTTTGAAGTAATTGATCGCGCTATAGACATTAAGACTGGCGTCGTAACCTTAAAGCTTTTATCAAACGTCGGGTATCAGGCTAGTGATCGGTTTGCGGTAATTTCTCCGACAAGTCAGATTGCGGCTACGGGATCAACGACTCAGGAAATTAAGATCGAAGACTCTTACGGGATTGCGTATCCAGGCAATGAGCGCGAGAAATGGTCTGCGATCATTGGTTCTAACATCAGGATACATACTAAAGACGAGACTCAAAGCTATGTCAGAACACTACTGGCGTTCTCTTCTTCGGATAGGTATAAGATTATAGTCGACCCAGCACTACCCGTAGTGCCCGATGACTCTTGGGTCATTGATATAGATGACTATCCAAACACCGTGAACGCTTTTGATAATCAAGCCTTAAAGCTTTTGTATTGTTATATCGACCCCACGATCAATGTTATCGGCGGCCTATCTAATACTCAGTTTCAAGTTAACCTGTCGGACGCCTCTGCGTTTACCGTTGGACTTCCAGTGAGTGTGCACAACCCTGACTTTTCAAATGATAGTGTTGAAACTACGGTGAAATCTATTACAGTAAATGTAATCGAAGTGGCAAACGACTTAGGGTTTACGCCAGCCGCTGGAGATAGTGCTGAGTTGATTGGATTTATTGATGCAGGGGGCCCTTATCGCATCCTATAGAGGAGTATTTGTTTATGTCTAATTTACCTCCGAGCAGAATAGAAGTACAGACTGGACAGGTACAGACCCGCAGACCCGCGTCTGAGCTTTTAGTTCAAGCCATTTCTGGCACTGCGAATCACTACCTAGAGAGATCTCGCGAGCCCTACAAGTTTAATGTTAATGGTATTTACTCTGGTCAAATCAACGCTCTGGGTGTAGACGGTCTTTATGTTTTTGATTTTGATATTACCATCACTAATGTTGTTTTGTTTTCTAATGTTCCAGGTGCCGGGGCTATCACGGAGCTGGATCTTAAGGTGGGCACTAGCGGTGGCGCTTATACTTCTATTTTCTCAACAACTCCGAAGGCTGCTCCCGCACATGGACTTTACGCCTATGTCGGAGTGGGCGGAACGGAAACGGGACTAACTGCGCCAGTGCTTTCAACGACAGACATAGACGCTGGACAAGCTATAAGGTTTGATATTATTTCATCAATGACCGGAAACCCAAGAGACTGCGGTCTCTTAATGTATTATTTCAAGAGGTAAAAATGGCAACATTTGGCTTAGGCGTTCGATATGAATTGTTTCAAACCGTGCAACATGGTCTTACCTTGGGATCAAATGATCTTGAGAGCTTGTTGCCAATGGCGACAACGGTTCTTTATACGGCTCCGTCAGATCGTATCTCGGAAGTGTTTATTAAGAACATCGCGACGACAAATTTAACTGGGTACTCTTACTCATTTCACGTCTACACAAAAAGAATGGATACCTCGGCCTATATTGATGCGGAAACTCTTTTCTCTGTAACCGGCTCGGGCTTTAGCATTCCTGGGTACTACGTTAGCGTTCCGACGATTGCGGCCGCCAACAGAGGCTACGCTTTGACTGTAGACTCGAACGTTGGATCTGGGGCAAACTCTTTAAAGGGAAGCTTTTTACTTTACCCTGACGAGCGGTTGGTTGCGATCGTAACGGGGCCGACCACTCGCTGTTATTGGTCGGCAACAATTCGCGAATATATTTCTTAAAATGAAACACGAGAACAGCGGAAACTGCGCAAGGTGTAACGAGATTTTTGACACGTTTGCGGGCTTTGATTCAGTTTTGTTTGCATGGTTTAAGACCCTTCAATATAAGCACCCCGAAGCGCACATATCTTGCGCCGGAAGGGGGCACATTGATCAAGAAGTCTTGTTCACACGAGGGGCAACGCGTGCCCATTGGATGCAGTCCGCCCATAATTGGAATTGTGCTATTGATCTTTTTGTTAACTTCCCCGGATCTAACAACATTTATCCTGCTGCTTGGTTTCACAATACTCTGGCGCAAGAACTTACTGATGACCTTGAATGGTACGGATCTCCAGCTTCCAGATTTTTTGAACTTCCACACGTCCAAAGGCGAGGCTGGAAAGATTTAGCTAAAGATGGAAAGCTCAGGCTGGTAGAATAAACCCTATCCATAGGGGGACCAACCATGCTTGAGAACTTCGGCGGCCGAAAGTTTTTCCTCACTCTTTTGGGAATCGTTGTCATCAGCGTGGTCCCGATTATTTACTCAGTTATGAAGATCGACTCTGCCACCACGCAAATTGTCGTCGGCGCAATCGCGGCTGGCATTGGAGCTTTTGGGGCCGCCAATGTCCTTAGCGACAAGTATGCGAACCAATCAAAGCCAGAAGATAAACCATGACTGGAAATTATCAATTTATTATTGGACTCGCTACGGGCAGTGTATTCTTCGCTCTTGCTGCCATGGGCTACTTTAAGAACAAAAAAATTCAAAAGCTCGAGGCCGAGGCCTTGGAGCAAAAGGTCGTGTCTGATGTTGATAAGAAGTCTCTTGATACTCTCGTTGACGAGTCAAACAAGCGCGCTGGCCGCTGATTTCAGTCCAGACTATTCCGTATGGGGTAAGGAGTTTGTGCTCGCTGAGGGCGACGTGGTGCCAAATGCCGGGGTATTGGTGCCAGAGGGAAACTACCGGGATTATCAGCGGGCCTTAAGTATCGCTATAATAGTAAGCCCTAAGCTTTATGGTGATGTCGGGATCATTCCTGTGCCTGAGTGTCAGCCGCAGGAGAAGATTCTAGACAAGGTTCAGAATCGCGGGATGTGGTTACTGTTCGGATCCCTGCTTGGTCTCGGGCTATCCACTGGTTTAAGACGCTAACCAAACTTAAATCCTGCAGCGACCCTAGGCTTACGCCATCCTCTGGCTTCACGGACTTGCCGATCTGGAGCCTTACAAGCTTGTAGGAGTGATAAAAAACTATCCTATTCAGCTCTGAGTAATAAACGACGTATCCGGCTAGGTGACCAAGCTTTTCTATTTCCATGAGCTCTTTGATCTGATGAGGTGTGCAGTCGCTAAAGGAAAAAGACTTCTTTAAAGTGATCTTAGTGTCTAAAAACACCGCGCCCTTGCGGTGGATGAGTACGAAATCAAACGGGGTTCTAACGCGGATCATTTTGTTTCTGGCTACTTGCTTAGCGCCCATTGGGATTTGTATGCACTTGAAGTGGGCTCTGTGCGCGGCACTTCTAAAGGTATTTTCAAATATATCGCCTCGGGCCTTAGCTTTGCGCCCAGCAAGGATTCTTTTTATCGTAGGCATTGCCCCTTAGCATACAAGCTCATACGCCTCAGGGCCAAGAGCTTTTTGATCCGTCCACGCATAGAAAAGCGCACGATCAACACAAACTCTTAATCCTGATGGGGTATATGCTTGCGAGTAGATGTTTGTCCACTCTGCCGGCTCATCGTACATAGACGGCCTGAATTCTTGAACTATGATTGCGTCAAAACTTTTAACGACGCGGATCTTTTCTCCGTCAAGTAGGTTCAGGTCCAGAAAAATCTTGTGGATCATCGGTTACCTCCTGCTTTACATTTTCAGTATAGGGTCAAATGATGCCGCAGTGCAATTAATAAAACTGGACTCTGGACCCTGGCCTAAAACACTGTTGCAATACTTGCATGTTTATACCAGGGCACCGAGCAGCTAAATCACTATATGAAGTCGCAGTCTACATAGATCAAGGCTCTTTGCCTAAGAACATTAAACATATACTTATTAAGCAGTTAAAGAGCCACGCAGAGACTCTCGTTGTCTACGGGGAAGCTCAAATAGAATATGAAGCTTGGATTGCAAAGGTACTTGTAGATTTATTTACTGTTGGGAGAAATTAAATTATGGAAGCTGAAGTTAATATACATTGTAAATTTGATGAGCTTAAGAACCCGGTTGATTTAAAAGATCATCCATTTAATAGAAATAAACACGGCGATGATCAAATCGAGCGGCTGGCTAAACTGTATACTTACCACGGCGTAAGACACCCGATTATTATCAGTAAAACTACTGGGTACATTGTGGCCGGTCACTGTCGTAAACTTGCCGCAATACGCGCAGGCATTGATGAAATGCCGGTTGTGTATCAAGAATTTAAAGACCGCGATCAAGAATATGCTTTTATACAAAGTGACAATGCTGTAGCAACATGGGCTGAACTAGATTTATCCGGAATCAATGCAGACATGGGTACATTTGATCCTAATTTTGACATTGATATGCTTGGTATTAAAAACTTTGTACTTGATCTATCGGAAAAAGAATTTGACCCATCTGACTCAACAGAAAGCGATAAGCCACATAAGTTATGTCCTCATTGTGGAGAAGCTCTGTGAAGCTTAAGGCTGGTAGCGTTAAGAGATATGGAATTCCCTATCAAGGCTCCAAGACTAAGATCATAGATCAGATAGCTAGATATTTTCCCAATGCAGATCACTTCTACGATCTCTTTGGCGGTGGATTCTCGGTCACTCATTACATGCTCGAGAATAGAAGAAAGTCTTTTAATAACTTTCACTTTAATGAAATACGTCCTGGCATTTGTGAATTAGTTAAAGACTCAATCTATGGTAAATACAATTATGATATATTTAAGCCAGAGTGGATTTCAAGAGATAGATTCATGGCCGAAAAAGAATCAAGCGCTTATATAAAAATCATATGGTCTTTTGGTAATAATGGAGAGGGTTACATCTTCGGAAAAGACAGGGAATCAAACGTAAGAAGCATGCACATGGCCGTTGTGTTTGATGAGTTTGATGAGTGGTTTAAAGATACATTTAAAATAGATCGGTGGCCAAATTCTCTTGATATAACTGGCAAAAGATTGTATTTAAAAATGATCTTAAGAAAATTAAAACGAGTTGATCTCCAGCAACTCGAGCGACTCGAGCGACTCCAGCAACTCGAGCGACTCCAGCAACTCCAGCAACTCGAGCGACTCGAGCAACTCCAGCAACTCGAGCAACTCGAGCGACTCCAGCGACTCCATTTAACAAGTTTAGATTATCGACAAGTAAAGATAGAGACAAACTCCGTTATCTATTGTGACATTCCTTATTATGGAACAGCGGGGTATGGAGATGTGTTTAGTCATAAAGATTTCTTTGATTGGGCCTCTTCGCAAAACAATCCAGTGTTTGTATCTGAATACGAAGTCAAGGATGACAGATTTTATCTCTTAAAAGAATTCACACACAGATCTACATTCTCCTCAGGCGGAGATAAGAATATCCCAGTGACAGAGCGCCTGTACGGAAATAAGACGGCCTATGAAATAATTCAAAAGGCCATAGCGTCTCGTATCAAATAGATACGTTAAGCGACAACGAGCGCTTTGTTCCAAAAGAGAAGCCAAGCCTGTTAAGTAAACTGATCGATATGATTAAAGCAGCTTAATTGTGGTCTGGCGCGGCCTAAAGGCTTGAACAACCCCGTCGTCGCCAGCCGCCTCTATATGTCTCTGAACGGTATCGTAGATCTGTAGCGTGTCTTCAAATGCAATATTAAAAGTGTCTGCGATCTCTGTTAGGTGCTGAATTTTTTTGGGCGGTAAAATTTGAATCTTTTCTGGACCACTTGGTTTTTGAATAGAGGAAAGCGCATCCAATTCTTTATTGCCGTCTGTTTCAAGCAAAAACGCGCTGCTCGTTTGTGAAAACAGGCGATCCCTACCATCGGCATGGGTTAACCTAACTTTCAATCCTACGCGGTCAAAATGCACAATCGTTTCGACGCCCCATTCCACTTTTGCTTGATGTGTTATGATGGGCTCAAGTTTTTCGTTGGCGTCAGAATTTTGCCAGGCTTCGATGAGAATTTTTGTTAGGTCCAGGTTCATGTCAGATCGTTTAGACTTAAGATCCGACTTCTCGAGTTCGGCTTTAATTTCATTAATAAAAGTGGCTTCTGATTTCTGGCTTCGGTTTTGGAAGAATCTGGTCAACAAGTTCGCCCTCGCTTAGTGAGCTTTTTTCAGGCTCGTAATTAATTTTTAACTCAAAGCCGTGTCTTCCGTGACGGTTCTTTAGGGCTTTGAGAATAAATCCATTCTCTTCAGTTTGGTGGAAAAATAAAACCGTAGATGCCGCCTGCATCATTCGCTTACTCGCTTTTGGTTTTCCGCTCTCCTCATCGGCTTGCGATAAGATTACAACGTGCAGCTGTAAACGCTTAGCAAGCTCCTCAAGGGCTTCGCAAGCTTTTTGAATAAATTTCCACTCATCATCTCGAGACTCATGAATAATTTTTTGATCGTAGTCGACAAATAAAAATTCAATCTTGCTTTTGTCTTTGCATTCGTTAGCAAGTATTTCTATGCGAGACAAGTCAAGTGATTTTCCAGAAGTGAAATGTAGGTTTCCAGAGAGGCGCATAACGTCTCTGACAGTTGTCTCGATCTTCTGAACGTAGTTTTGATTTCCAAGCTCGTACCTCTGAACCCCAGCTTCTGCCATTATGAATCTTGCAGTGAGGTCGTATTGGTCCATTTCCATGTTGATATACAAACTCGGGCGCTCACTTCGCCACAAGCCTCTTGCAAGAGCCATTGCGAGATTTGTTTTCCCAACCCCGGTGCCGGCAGTAAGAATTGTAACTCGACCAGGATTAAACCCGCCGATGAGCGATGAGAGAACTTCCCACTTTGGAATTTTTACTTCGAACGTGTTTTCAGCAATGCGCCTTTCGGTCTCAAGAATAAAATCACTTGTCATGGCTTCGATTGATTTTACCTCAGCGAAGTCGGAGGCGGCGGCGAGCGCAACATACTCTTTCAGCAGATGGTGAAATTGTGTTGGATCAGCTTTAATTCTAAGACCCATTTCTCTAGCGAAAAGGACAGTTGACGAAGAATCAAAAATCGACGTGAGTCCAGCTGAGTCTTTCGGGAGTCCTGATGCCCCATCAACGTAATCAATACTCTCTGCAAAAGCGTACCTTGCAGCTACTACAGTTTTTTCTTTTACGAGAGATAAAAACTCATCGTACTTTACTTTCGCAGAACACTCAGGCCAACGCATTCCAACTATCCCAAGTTTTTTACAAAGCTCAAAGTATCCGTCTACGAAAACGCAGTTGAAAAGAATGGCGCTTAAGTTTTCATCAGCAAGCTTTGGACTCACTTTGCAACCCCGATTTCACTCAAGAGCGCTTTGCGAAAGTATCTTCGCTTACCGGAAAGAGTTGACGAAATGTTTGAGGCCGCTTCGGAGAGTTCTTGCATAACTAAATTAAATTCCCTTTCATCTCGAAATCTTGCGAGTAGCGCATCCTTGTGCCTTAAAATTCCTGTATCGCCAAGTGTTTCATAAACCCTGGTTTCAATTATTTTCAATAAGCCTGAATTTTCAGCAGCTGCTGCTTTTGTGGGCAGTGGATCAAATGCTGTGCTTTGCGTTTTTGTTACTTCTACATCTACATCTAATTCTAATTCTTTATCTAATTCTATATCTAGGCGCGGGTTTTGCGCGTGTTGACCGCGGGTTGACCGCGCTTTTTTCATGTCTCTATCCAATAAATTCAATAAGATAGGCATGTCGATTTCAATAAATTCCTCAGAAATTTTGAAAAAAAGTAAAGAATATTCTTGGGAAAACCTTAGAAATTCCTGAAGTTTTGCTGAGGATATGTGTAGGTTTCTCCGAACTAATTGTTCATGAAACCTAAACTTTTGTTGAACATTTGGCTCAATATTTTCCAACTTTTCGGCGCACATTTCCATCAAAGTATAGTAACAAGAGGGCCCCATATGGCCCATTTTGCCAAAGAGCAACTGAATGGACTGACCCCGATGGTTGTCCGTAAAATGCTTAAACCAACGCATTGTAAATTCTCCTTTATATATATAGACGCAATAAATAAACCATTGATCTTTTGAATGTTTTGCTAGATTCTGCAGATCAATTGGTTTATCGCAACTCCAATTCTTAGCCCTTCACTTTAAAAAGTCGAGGGCTTTGTCTTTTTAAGACACGCGTCGAAATTATTTTCTCGACACTATTTAAATCTTGTTGTTTAAGAATTCTCGTACCGGCGACCAGAATAATAAAAATTTAATATTAGGCCTCACTCTGACTCTCTGTTCCCTTCTACTTTCGCCGGTAGTCAACACGGGATAGGAGTGAGGTTTGATTCTTAATAGGAGTTGAGAATGGAATTAGCCACAACAGCAGAGTCATCGTCATATGAGAGAACGATAAACAAAGTCTCCGCCGCCTTCGTTGCCGCTCAAGCTAGTTTCCCAGAGATACCAAAAGATAAGCTTGTAGACGTTGGACAATACTCTTACAGCTATGCCGAGCTTGGAACGATCATATCTATGATAAAACCAGCGCTGAAAGAACATGGGCTTGCAATCATTCAATCCATCGAACAAGCCGATGCAAACACTTGCGTGCTGTTAACCTCGATAGTCCACACCTCTGGTCAAAAGCTAACCTCAGGCCTACCGTTTCAATTTAAGCCAGGGCTTCCACCACAGCAGCAGGGTGGGCTGATCACCTACATGAAGCGATATGGTCTATGCTTAGCCATAGGCATATCTCCAGAGGATGATCTAGATGCGCGAGATACAGCTGATGAGAAGCTAAAGTCTAAATCAAAACAAGCCCCAGTAAATCATGCGCCTGGCCAGGCTGGAACTATATCAGAAGCTCAAGGTAAACTTTTATGGGTTAACTTACAAAAGGCCGGCTGGTCAGAAGAACAGGCTAAGAACTTCATAGGGATTAGATATAAAAAGTCATCAAGTAAGGATCTTCGAACTAAACACTTAAATGATTTCTTAGATATTTTAAAATCTGGAACATCATATGATAAAGCGCAGCAGCTGCCGAGGCCAGAGGGTTTGGCTTGAAGCAAGAAGAGTTTGAAACATGGAAGATCGTGTCCATGAAACGAAAGCCTAATTGCGGTATAGAAGAGATGTACAAAATGAAGGTGCCTGGCGGTTACATATATAGATATTCTAGAACTGAAACAGAGGGCTTAAGTAACATGATAATATCAGACACCATGGTGTTTGTACCATATGCCGAGGAGCTTGGCGGATTAGAGGGGTTATGAGTGAAGCACATCCAGACGGATTCGTTAGGTCCAACCGAAGGACGCGCACAATCATACTAAAAAACAAGCCAAAGACTCGCGGAAGAATTAAGTTCGGACTTTTGCAAAACGGAAAAGTCTACCACAGGTTCCTGCATACCTTAATTTTAGAAACCTTTATCGGGCCAAGGCCCGAGGGCCACGTTGGGTGCCATCGAGATGATAATTGTCTCAACAACAAGTTGGAGAATTTATATTGGGGAACGGCTCAGCAGAATAATGAAGATAAGATTCGCAACGGTAAAATCTGGAGAGGCGAAACTCATCCAAACGCTAAGCTCACGGCTAAAGACGTCGAAGAAATTCGCAAACTTTACAGATTTAATTACAGAGGAAAAAACGGCTGCCGAGATTTAGCTGAGCGCTATGGCGTAACCAAGCATGGAATACTTATGGTTATGTGGGGCAAGAAAATTTGGAAAAGAGAAGCCCTAACCACGACCGCCGAAGGGGGTGAGGGGTGAAAATATTTAAAACCAAACAAGGAGAAACTATGGAACAAGAATTTGAAACGATCACGATTAACGGTAAGAAGTACTATTCGCACGAACAGAAAGAAGACATCAAAGGTGATATTAAAATTATTGTTCTTCAAAGAGGCTGGGTATTAGTTGGAAAGCTAGTCAAGGACGGTACTAAATGTAAATTGCAGAATGCTTCTGTGATTCGTAATTGGGGTACAACTAAAGGACTTGGCGAGCTAGCTGAAAAAGGACCGCAAACTAGTACAAAATTAGACCCATGTAATGGCGAGGTTGAGTTTGATATTTTAACGATGGTTTTAAGTATCAGCGTTAAGGAGTCAGTATGGAAAAACGCACTATAAATTTTGAAGATACAAAGTCGTCGCTCGGCGACGGCGACGGCAACGGCGACGGCAACGGCGACGGCAACGGCGACGGCGACGGCTACGGCAACGGCAACGGCTACGGCAACGGCGACGGCTACGGCTACGGCAACGGCAACGGCAACGGCGACGGCGACGGCGACGGCGACGGCGACGGCTACGGCAACGGCTACGGCGACGGCTACGGCGACGGCTACGGCAACGGCAACGGCGACGGCTACGGCTACGGCAACGGCGACGGCAACGGCAACGGCCTTGGATATTAATCCCACCCTCCCGAGATGAAAGTGAGAGAAGATGAAAATAAGAAGAGTTTTTGCTCACGTAATAATGTCACCAGTTTATATTTTAAACGCTTACTGTCTAGTCATTATGTCGCCTGTTTTTTTGTTTGCGTGGGCAGTGAGTGAATTGCGAACAGATGATGAAAGTGAGTGAAGATGATTAAACATAAGCGCACGCACCAATTAAAAAGACATGGTGATTACTGGACAATTGCCAGATCATCTTGTGGTTTAGAGGTTAAGCGTTCAAGCACAACAACATCGGATCTAGAAGTGACTTGCAAGCGATGCGCGTTTGAGATCCTAATGATTTATCAAAATAAAACAAATCAAATTAAGCATAACATTGATGCGAGTTCATATGACAATATTTGATCCACCTATACGGGATATAATTGCTCGAGCAAAAGAATATTGCCGAGACTCACATGGCGCTGAATATGATTTAATGCGTGATTTAATTTATCTAGCGGAAAAATTTAAACACGAATTTAAAATGCTTCAGAGTGGAGCATCAAGATTGAATGATAATAATATGACACAAATCCAATCGCTGGAGTTGCAGGTTAAGGAATTGAGAAAAATTTTAGAGCAGATAGCAGATACTGACTCTCGAGGGAATCGTTCGGTTGGATTGGTAAATGCCTTTAATGTACTCAAAAAATACCCCAAGCAGAAGGAGTAGAGGGATGAAAAAGATTTCACGTATATCAGACTTTTTGTTTGATCAATATAAAACTAGGCTACGCCAAGAGGTAAACTCTTATTGCACTATCGGGATGCTTAAGACACCAGACATGACAAGCAAGTAGCTAAGGGAAGAATACTTTAGCAAGATGGCTAAGCACTTTGGGTTTGAAATAGAATGGAAGTATGATACCAATTTAGGTGTTATAGATAAACAAATATCAAATGAGGATGTCACATGACCAGACAGTTTAGAAGGCAGGGATATTATTTAAGAACTCTGCGTACAGAATCAGGGCTTACTCAAAAGCAATTAGGTAAGAAGATGGGGATACATGCCCAATTTATTTCCAATGCAGAAAGAGGAGTGTCGGCTCTTCCGATTACATACTTAAAGAAAATTAAACTCGGCATGTATGGATTTCACACAGAAGCATATATTGGTGCCGCAATATTAGACGCAGCTGACGGAATAGAATCTTACCTTCGCAACTCTTTAAAGTAAATCAAGATGGATGAAGAGCTGAACGACCTAATAAATATTAAAGTAGAGAGCGAGCTTGAGGCCGCCATTGGCGATTATGTAGAGATCATGCGCAACGTATTTGGCGAAAATAATATAAACGATGAGATCATACGCAATAAGTTCTTAGAGCACATAAACAAAATGAGAGCTAAGGCTGACAAGACAGACGTAGAAGATCTCATGCATGAGTTTGGAACCGCATTCTTTGCTGCCGTTAACTTCGATATAGAGGCAGGCGTGTTCTTACAAAGGGCTGTATCGACCATAGGCAAGCTCAAGCAGGCAAAGAAGCAAACCACAAGGGGGCTGCACTAATGGATAAGATGTTAGATAAGTGTTTATTAAGAAAAGAGCATCTTGAGAAGGCAGCGCTTGAAGCAACCGAAGCCGCATATGGACCCATAGTAAATGCCGAAAGAACGGCCTACTACATGGGCTATTACAAGTGCTATGAGGATCTTTTATCAAGCTGGGAATCAATCTACATCCCAAAAGAAGAAGTGTCTGGAAACAATTAAAGTAATACTTGAAGAAGTCAGGCCATGGCTCACGCCAACGCTTACGCTAATCGCGGGGGTTTATATTAGATCGATCTTACTTAAGATTGGCAAGATAGATAAACTAGACCCTTTGATCGAAAAAGTTATAGAGCTTCAAAAGGTTAGAGAAGAGTGGGTGCAGGCGCAGATCAAGCTTGCTGTGATTTCAGTAAAGCTAGAGGACGCGGCCGATAAGTTTGAGCAGCTCATCATCTTAGAGAGAAACTTAGCGACAGCGTTTAAGCAGATCGATGCGCTAAAGGGAAAGGTAAATTTTAATGAAGAAACTCAAGGGCCGGGGAACAAAGGCTAAGACCACGGAAGCTGAGAAGGTGGAGTTCATTCGTGAGCACTTCCCGAAAGCTTTAAAAGTAAACCCCTACATAGATCAAGACGAACTGCTTGAAGACATTCGCCGCGGCCTCATTGCCGGAAACTTCTATCAGGCTAATAAATACATGACCTATAATATTGAGCAGTCTAGAATTATACAGCTCGTGCTAAGGGCTCAGGGCAATAAAAGAACCTACCGATCAGGCCTATAAATAAGACCTAGACAACGATAAGGCCTCACGTCACGATTAGAGCTGGCTCCCCGTAGCAATCATTTATGATGGCGCTCAGGTGAGAACTCAAGGATGAGATATTCCTTTGCGCCCCCAGGGATAAGAGATTGTTCCGGGGGCCAACTTTTTAAAGGACATTGTCGATGGCCGATAATCAAAAGGTACTAGCTGGACTTGTAATGGACCGAGGCACCCCACTCGGCAATACCGTAGGATCAGACGGCAGGGGTAAGCTCCACACACTATCCGTTACATCACTCGTCGACTACGGATGGGGCTGGTTCACGGTCGCCTACCCATCAAGCATCCAAGAGGTCTATACGTTTTACCCGGACTCAAGTATGGCCACAGTTTTAGGACAAGTGGTTTTAAACTATACTGACGCCACGAAAACAGATCTCGCAAGCGGGGGCGCTCTTTGAGTATTAAGTTTAATCCCTTCACGGGGAACTTTGACTTTGTCGGTGGATCGTCCACCACTGCTATAGATAATTTCAGCTACGAAACAATACCAGACGGCATAACCGTTACGATCCCAGATGGCCAGCAGATGCTCCTGAAAGGAAACCTAAACATCTTAGGCGACCTTATTATACAGGGGACGCTGCAGTTCATAACCGATACACAGAATCAGTTTCCATTTTATTCAAAAATACTTTCTAATGAGGTGGTCGTAGTACCACCGGATAGGCTCTTGCTTTATAAGGACTTCCTTATAATCGAGGGGCACTTAAGAAACCAAGGAAGGGTCGAAACCGTATGAGTTCATTTGGATTAGTTAAAGTTACCCCCGCAAGCGTTCCAACACCACCGGTAGGACAAGAGAATTACTTCACAGACATCACGGACGATAAGTTTAAAAAGAAACTAGACGATGGATCAATCGTTGTGGTCGAGTCCGGCGTTTCTTCCGTCTCTAGTGTGTTTGGAAGAATCGGCGCAGTCGTAGCCGTAAGCGGTGACTACATCGCGGCTCAAGTAACGAACACCCCGGCCGGAAACATTATCGCTACAAATGTTCAAAACGCTATCAATGAGCTGGACACAGAGAAGCTCACCGTAGCCCATCAAGGTGCCGGCGGTCCAGGTGAGCACCCACTCGTGACCGGGGCCGTAGCTGGCTTTATGTCGCCTAGCGACAAGACTAAGATCGACACCGTTCAAACCGGAGCAACTGCGAATCAAACAGATTCCTACCTTCTAGATAGAACTAACCATACATCGACACAATTAGCCTCAACGATTAGCAATTTTGATGCGCAGGCAGACTCAAGGATTACTTTACAAAAAGGTAATACGAACGGTCTTGCATCGCTAGATGGAACTGGAAAAGTTCCTCTAACGCAGCTTCCATCTAGTGTCGTAGGGGGCGTTACTTATATTTCAGCTTGGAATGCTGCAATAAATTCTCCTCCTCTTGCGAGTGGAGTTGGAACAAAAGGATATTATTATGTTGTTAATGTTGCTGGATCAACAAGTCTCGACGGCATTTCTTCTTGGAATATTGGCGACTGGGTTATATTTGATGGAATCGTTTGGGAAAAAGTAGATAATACTGATTCCGTAAGCTCGGTAAACGGACAAGTCGGAACGGTCGTGCTTACAAAGTCTGACATTGGCTTATCAAATGTCGATAACACATCTGACTTAAATAAACCGATCAGCACAGCAACTCAAACGGCCTTAAACTTAAAAGCCGATCTGACAAATGCAATCAATCAACTGACCGGTGAAGTAACGGCCGGGCCCGGTGGTGGATCTCAGGCCGCAACGGTTTCAAATGCCGCGGTGATTGGAAAGCTGTTAACGGGATTGTCTGAACAGTATGGCGTAGTCGAAGCGACTGACACGATACTGCAAGCCATTTCGAAATTAGTTTACACGCCAGGCATTCAAGCTAAAGATGTAAATGCAAGCATGACCATCCCGTCGGGCTATGTTTTAATTCGTGGAGAAACAAGACTTACTGGAACCAACACGATTAAAATAAACTCAGGCGCAACTTTAAAAATTATTTAATAAGGAGCAATTAGAATGAGTCAACTAACGGTAACAACGCAGGCCTCGGTATCAACCCCAAGCACGGGAGACTCAGTCATCTATGTTGACTCATCTGACAAGCTTTTAAAATCAAAGAATGATGCAGGCGTCGTAACAAACTACGGAGCCCCCGGGACTTCAATCACCTCATTGACCGGTGAAGTAACCGCAACTGGACCAGGCGCTGCAGCCGCCACCGTTACAAACTCAGCCGTTGTTGCAAAAATATTGACCGGCCTTACTTTCGGTCCAGGCACGATCCTAGCAACTGACTCGATTCTTCAGGCCTTTGGTAAATTATCAAACAAAGGAAACAGCTCAGTGTTTCCAACTGCCACAGACGGTACCGTTACGATCGCGGCCGATACGCCATTATCAAGAGACATGTACTATGACGTACT